CAACAACGAGACAGTCTATTCTGTCACAGGAGGAGCATTGGTAGGCGAGAATTTTGTACAAACAACTCAGCGCCTATCATTATTCGAAATAAAAAACCTAGTGAGGAGATCATTTGTCGTTTTTCAAACTTCAAGAAAAATAAGGGTTAAACATGTTAATGATAATTTTATCATTGATGATGCACCCCCACTTTTTAAGAAAGGAGAACACGGCTATGAGTATGTAGGCGAAGAAGAAATTGATATTGATAACGTAGGAAAAGAAAAGAAGATGACACTCGGGGAAAAACAGAAATGGCACAACAGACAAAGAAAGATGTTAAGGAATATGGAAACAATTGAACGACAAGTTGCTAGTCAAGCAAAGAAGACGGACGCAGAAACGGAATTTGAAACTCAATCGGAAGATCTTGACTCGGATGACGAATTTTTTGACAAATACTTATTAGATGCTAAACAAAAGACCCTCAGAGACAACATAAAAGAAGACGTAAAAGTCGAAAAGAATGATGATGTGTTAGGATTTGATGAAATCAAAGTAGTCAAGCCTAATTCAGCATGGTTAGATGGATGGGATCTTTGGGAAGGATTGATAGGCAATACGACATTATTAGGACCATTGGGTCTATATTTTACAATATTAGGCTATCAAATGACATTTTTGCATATGTTTAGCGCAGCACTTAGACAAACCTGGAAAAAATTAGGACAATGTTTGGCACTTAGTATATTTCCCATTTTATTATCTTTTTATTTTTATTATAAAGACAACAAACCAAAACAAGTTGAAGAGCAATCTTCGACTCACAAAGGAAAAGAACCCCCAGTTAGGGTTCTACCACAAAGCGAGCAAGTAGCAGTTATGATGCCCATAATCGAAAAGAATATGATGAAAATCAGAACAATGACGAACGGATTTTGCACGAATGCAGTCTTCGTAAAAGGAACAACGATATTGGCACCAGAACATCTATTTGTAGACCCAAATGGACATCACAATTTATATTACAAGCAAGGAACATTTTTTGAAGTTAAATTACCAAATCAAGACAATTGGATTCAATTTGAATTCGACAGACAAAGTTTAATACCATTGAAACAAGCAACACCGACAAAGTATGATTCATGCGATGCAGTTTTGTACACATTACCAATTCAGAAATTTCACTGCCATAGAGATATCGTAGGGAAATTTTGGGACGGAGATCGAATTTTGAACTCTACCCCAGCAATGTATTGTGATTTGCAAAACGATGCTTTCAGATGGGTTGAAACGACGATAACAGGCATGCAATTGGTTCAATATGATAGAGGCTGTAAAGTCTATATTCAAAACACGGCTGTATCTGGTCACCCAGGTAGAGACGGAGCTTGTGGAAACTTGATAATGGACGGTTCGGGTAAAACCAACAGCCCAATATTAGGTATTCACGTAGCATGGGATGAGAGCGAGAAGAAATCACAAGTTTTATTAATCAACCAAGCGATGATTAAGAGAGCTTTAGAGATTCCATCAATCGAACCCCCAAAATTGAACTCAAAGCATGTTGCACAACCGGTTGAAGCACAGGGAAGCCAATATAATCAATTTGATATGGAGGCTTTTGGATCGTTGAAAAACTTATTGTATACACCGACTGAAACTTCATTGAGAAAGTCAGCGTTATATGATAAAATAGTAGAACATCATACAGAACCGGCAGTGTTATCAAACAGAGACCCAAGAAAATCACCAGGATCAGATTTATATCGAGATGGCATTTCAAAGATGTCAAAAAGGACAAGAGAGATCGACCCAAAAGTGTTAGCGAAAGTTGAAGAGGATATGAAGGAGTTTTACTCGCAGTTTCCGATTACTCAAGCAACACCATTTACATTGGATCAAGTTTTAAATGGCGACGCAGATGGAATAAATGCTATAGACATGACAACGTCAGCAGGATTTCCATATGTGTTAGAAGGACTAAAACGCACAGATTTATTTGAAAGAAGAGAAGATGGCAGGATTTATCCAAAAGAAAGATTTTTGACCGATTATAACAACGATATGGCTTTACTGTCTTAAAGACAGTATCCGGAGTGGTATTTGATAACATCATTGAAAGACGAAAAACGACCTTTAGCAAAGATTTACGAGACAACGAAAACACGTTTGTTTTCTGTTTCACCTATGGTGCAGCTCGTAGTAATGAAGCAGTTTTTTGGACCGTTTGTTAGTATGATAAGCGGAAAGAAAGTACCATATGTTGGAGGATTAGACAGACAAGGATCTTCTTGGCATTCGTTTTTTAGCGAATTGCGCAAGACGTCAGACATGGGATTTGGAGG